ATAATCACTATCTGGAATTATAATTCCACCTTCGCCTTGAATTGGTTCTAACATAATTGCACAAATATCTTCATTATTAGTAAGAATTTCTTTTAGAGAATCAATATCATTATAAGGAACTGGTATAAACCCTGGTGTGTAAGGCCCATAATTATTATATGCTAATGGGTCAGTTGACGAACTTGCTGCTGTAATAGTTCTTCCCCAAAAATTGTTATTAGCAACAATTACTTTAGCTTTATTTTTTTCTATATTTTTTTTCATATATCCCCATGCGCGAGCAATTTTAATTGCTGTTTCACCTGCTTCAACTCCTGTATTTGTAGGCAATACTTTATCATAATTAAATAAATTGCATATTTTTTCACTATAATTAGCTAAATCTTCACTATAGCAAGCTCTACTTGTTAATGTTAATTTTTTTGATTGTTCGTGTAAAGCGGAAATTATTTTAGGGTGACAATGTCCTTGATTTACAGCACCATACCCTGCTAAAAAATCATAATATTTTTCATTGTTATTATCATATAAATAAATATTATTAGCATATTTGAATGAAATTGGTAAGCTATTATAATTATTTGCACAATATTGCAATTGTTTTTTCATAATATTTTTTAGCATTTACATAAATAAAGTGTTATTTTTTAATACATTATTTATATAATATTAATTAAATTTGCTTTCATCATTACCACTAACTCGGGATGAATGCATACCTTGTTTATACATATCTTTTTGTAAAGAACGTGTGTTTAAACTATTTTGAAATTCACGTTCAACATGGTCTTGTGGATTATAAAATAAAAAAGTTCCTCTATTTGGCATAACACTTCTAACTTCCCAAGCGGGTGTTTCCACACGAGATTGTGATACATGTGAGGGTGTATTTGTATATTGCAATGTTTGCAATGGAACGGAATGTTTATTATATTCAAATTTAAGTTCATCGCGATTTGCGGTTCTTGTTATTCCTAATAAATCATTTTCAAGGTCTAAAGCATTACCAGCAAAATTAGCTCCCCACATTTGTAATCGGGTATGTGGGTCTTCCTGAAATGGCATTGAACTACCATTTCCCGGAACATTTAGCATATAACGTGCTGTAAATGTTTCTTCTTCTAATTGCTTATCAACACGTGCTTTATCATATTTAAATCTTGTAGATGCCATTAATATATATAGTTATTATAATAATTACATATATTATATTTTATTAAATTACTTTAATGGACGTTGGTTTCCTTCAATTGCTAAATCTTTGGGCATAATTAATTCATTTCTATCAAAAAAGCGAATTGTTGGTATATGAACATTTTGAAGAGGTGCTTGAATAGTTGGATTAACTAAATTTGTTGCACCAATACCACGCAATGATGATTCTAAATCTACACTATTTTGTGCCATTGAACCACGTGGCATTTGAGCGGGGTTTAATCCGAAATCAGGCAAAAAAGTTTGATTATTAAATGTATAATTTGTATCTAAAATATTGTTTCTTGTATATTCAATGCGGTTTTGTTGAGAAGCATAGTTCTCTGCTGTGTTTTTATTTCTTGTAGATGCCATTATTGATATAAATATATAAATATATTAATATTATTTTTATATATTTATTAAATCGTTTAATATTATTATTTTTAAATTATTTCTTGTAGGGTTTATATTTTACACTCATTACCTTACCAAGCATAACCAACTGATTTGAATCCATTACTGCGATTCTCCCTAAACCTTGACACGTTTCAAATGATTCTAAATACATTGGTTGCTGAGGGACAAATTCAATTTCTGCTGTTTCACCACGTTCCAAAAATGGTGGTGATTCCATCTTTTCATTTCCTGTTTTCTTTCCCATTTTCCAAGCGATACTTGTCATTTTACAAGCAGATTTTGTTGTGCGAACATGAACACAAGGAGAAAATCCTATTTTTAGTTCTCCTGGATGTTCTTGAACTGCTACTTGTGCTATAAAACTTTCAACAGGTTCAAGTAGTTTGTCCTTTTGAAGAGAAATTACATCACCTACTTTAGGCATATTCATCTTATCTAAACCCTTAATATTCATTCCAACATTATCACCTGGTTTAGCATTAGGCCAAGTTTTATGGTGCATTTCAATGCTAAAAATTTTAAGGTTATCAATACCTCGTGGCGCAACACGCACAACATCACCAGCATTAAGTGTTCCTTGTTCAATACGTCCTGTAATAACATCACCTACACCTTTAATTTTATAAATACCATTAATAGGAATGCGAAGTGAACCTTCAGAATTACGTTTAGGTGGACGGACAAGTTTTTCCAAAGCATCATATAAAGTAACACCTTCAACAACTTCATCTTTAGAAACATTTGCTTTCCAACCTTTATACCAAGGCATCTTATCTGTTGCTTCAACCAAGTTTTCACCTCTAAAACCAGAATAAGGAATAAATGCTACTTGTTTAGGTTTAAAACCTGCCTGTTGAATCATTTTAGTCATTTCTTCTTTAATTTCATTAAAGCGTTTTTCAGACCAATCGCAAGAATCCATTTTATTTACACCAACAACAAGTTTTTCAATTCCAAGAAGACCAAGAAGACGGGCGTGTTGTCGTGTTTGTCCTTGAACCTCACCTAGTGAATGGTCACCTTTAGCAATTGCAGTTTCAAATCCACCTGCTTCAGCAGGAACAAGAAGAAGGGCAGCATCAGCACAACCAGCCCCTGTAATCATATTTTTCACATAATCTCTGTGACCTGGCGCATCCACAATAGTATAATGATAACTATCAGTATAAAATTCTTTAGTAGTGCAATCAATAGTAACACCACGCTCGCGTTCTTGTGTTCCTTTATCCATATAATAAGCAAACGCAAATGAACTCTTACCCTGTTGGTCTGCTTCTGCTTGCAATTTTTCCATTTCTCGTTTAGAAATACCACCCAATTTGAAAATCAAATGTCCTGTTGTTGTTGATTTTCCTGCATCAACATGACCACAAACAACCAATGAAATATGTTCTTTTGTTTTTTCTACGCTTTCTGTCAATGCGCTCATAATATTATATATTTTTATATGTTAGCTGTTTAAGTCATTTCATTAAACAATATTATTCAAACAATACTATTCTTATTAAAATTACATTTCATATTTAAGGAATTTTTTTTATATTAATATAATTTATACATATGAGTAGTTTTACTATAATTGAAACATTTTTGAATAGTTTTCAAAGTAAATTAGAAACTTTTAAAACAGGTTTAGACGAGTCCGACTTATATGAGGAAAAATTAGTTAATATGGCAAAATTTGAAAAATTTTTAGCAGAGTTTGTTAAAACACATATTGATGAAACTTTTATTGAAAACAAAGGAAGAAATACAATTTTAACACAAATATATGGTGATAATTTTAATGATTTAAGTGATGAACGTATTAAAATAATTATAGATGCCGCAACTAAGGATAAATTTGCTCATATTAAAGCAAAAATACAAGCTCTTAGTGATTTATTAATACTTACAATGGAAGGTGGTGAAGGTCAAATTGGCAAATTATTTCAAAGAATTGACAACAAATTACACTCTACCGGATTAAGCATAGTAAATAGTGTAAGAACTTATATGGGGTATGCCGCATTAGAAGCACCACCCGTAGTAGTTAGAGATGGAGATTTAACACCAGAAATGAGTGATGGAGATATTGTTAGAGCATTATTAGCTTTAGAACACGACCCCAACGACCATTCCGTATTATATGCGTCAGGATTAACACTACCAACTGACATAGTAACAGAAGAAGACCCTAATCCAGGTTCAGATTTAATTAAAGAAGTTAAAAAAATTATGTTTGAAAAGGTAAAAATACGCGAGGTAATAGTTGATGGAAAAATACCTAATCAGGAATTACAACCATTCATAGATAACCGAAATGAATTAAATCGTGAATTAGAAGAGTTAGGAAATGTTCATACAAGTGATACATTAGAATATGATACAGCAGCAATTAGAAATTTAATTACACATTTTATAAGAAAATCTTCACGTGTAACAAGAAATGCTGTAACAGAAGTGAAAAAACTTATTGATACTTTAGAAGCAAAATTAAGAAATCCTCATAAAGAAGAACACTCAACTATATTAAAAGCTATAGAAAAAATGAAAGGAGATATATTTAAAGCTGAAAATTATGTATCACCTGCAGGAAAAACATTTATAGTTCAAAGGATTTTTTCTAAAAGCTCTGGTTTACTAAAGATTTTTGTAGATGGTCCATTAAAAACATTTATGGATACTTTAGTAGGAGAAGATACACCAAGAAATAGAATTATTGAAATATCTAATGAATTATTAACAAATAGAGAAGCATTAAAAGCATTATTGCAATCTAATGGATTATTTGACGATATTGGAGGTTTAGATTTAGATGAAAATGAAATTGATGAATTGAAAGAAACATTTATCACGTTACTTTTAACCGGTAGTGACACCCAAACTATTGTTGATGCTATGCCTAATCAAGGTAAAGAAGTAAATAATAATAATCATAGTTTAATGGATAATGCGAGTAGGGAAAATAATGATGGTTTAAATTTTCTTGGGGTATTTAATGAAGAACCTGAAGAACCTGTTGAAAAACAGCAAATTAAAAGAGCAAAACTTATGCCTAACAATAATAATAAAAAAAAAAATAATAGTGCTAGTGTAGGTGGTAAAAGAAAGAAAACAGCAAAGAAAAATAATAAAAAATCAAAAGTAACAAAGAAAATGAAAAAGATTAAAAGAACAATGAAAAGAAAAACTGGAAAAAAAGTAAAGAAAACATCACGTAGAAGACGTTAAATGTAAATAAAATTTCATAATACAAGTTTATTAAAATGTATTATGAAAATAAAAGCAAATTAGTAATTTAATTTAAAATATACCAAAAATTTTATTATTAGGTTTATCTTCTTCTTTTTCTTTTTCAGTTGATTCTTGTTGAACTGGGAAACTGGTTATTTTATCCTTATTTGCCTCGCAAGATGTCTTTTGTTGCTCATATTTATAACAATTACCAACATCATCTTGAATTACAATATCTTTATAAGTATCGGGTGATGGATATAGATATACAACTTTGCGGTCAGAACCCAAAATATAGACAACAAATATTCCTATAAAAAAACTTGCCAAAAATAACTTTAAATCAATCATATTACTAAATTTGCTTAACATAATTAGTATAATATATTAAATGTATATTATATTAATTATCTAAAATGTTTATTTATTCATCTTCATCTTCTTCATCGTCATCACTATCTGTTTCATATTCATTATTTTTTGGACGCAATTGTACTGGTTCATCATTTTGTTGAACATTTCCTACGCCAATTTCAACTTCTTCTAAATTATTATTATTATCATTTCCATTTTCTCCATTATTTACTCCATTATTGTCTTCGTTATTTCCTTCACTATTGTCTTCGTTATTTCCTTCATTATTTACTCTATTATTTACTCCATTATTTACTCCATTATTTTCTTCTTCATTGTCTTCGTTAAATTCTTCTTCATTGTCTTCTTCATTATTTTTATTTCTTCTGGATTCTTCACTATCATCTATGCTAATTTCATTAATTCTATCTTTTTTTTTTCCATTTTGCATAACATCAACTCCGTCATATTTATCCCAAATATGTTCATAAAGTTCAAATAAATTATTTCTTTGAATTAAAGTATATTCTGTATTTCCAGCACCTTTTTCGTCAATCTTTTTTTCTCTACTAATAACTTCTTGAAAACTATAAATTATATGTTGTATTTTTTGCTTTAATGGAAATAATTTACATGAAATCATTTCAATATAATCATTTAATAATTGCATTGTTGGTTTTTTTTGATATTGTTTTAAAATTTCACTACATCTTTGTTTAACATCTTTAATTTCGCCTATTTTTGATATAATCATATGTTCACGCTCTTTATCTTCTTCAATATTTCCTTTATATAATAGAAGAGAAGTATATAATTCAGCATAACCATTAAATTCTTCATTTAAACTTTGAAATTCATTTATAGCTTCCTCTTCTTCAATAAATTCATAAGTAAGGTCAGCTCTAACTTTAACAATTTTATTTCTAAATAGGTCTAATTCTGCCTCAAATAATTCAATGCCTTTATTTACGTGTATATAATTAGGTAATAAAATTTCTAATTTATCACTACAAGGACTATTACTATCCCCACACATAATAATAAGTTTACTTTCTTCTTTAATAAATTTAGTATTTACATTTCGTTTACAATAAGCGCAAGGTAATTTGAATCTTGCTATTTGTGTTTGAATTTCTTTTTCATTACCTTTGTGTTTTTTTTTTATTTTATTTATTTTATCTTTACGTTCATTTTCATATTCATTTTTATATTTATAATATTTATATATTGCTTTTTTTTCTTTATCATTAAATACCATTATAATTTACTTATATATATAATATAAAAATTAATTTAATAATTATACATATATAGAATTATTAAATGACACAAAATAGTATTGAAGTTGTTGATATATGTTGTGGTTTAGCTTGGGGCGATGAAGCAAAAGGAAAAATAGTATCTCAATTAGCAAAAGAAAATGGTTATGATTTTGTTTGCAGATGGAGTGGAGGAAATAATGCGGGTCATACAGTATATGTTAATAATAATAAATACAAAACCCATTTAATACCAAGTGGGATTTTTTACAATGTCAAATCTATTATTGGCTCAGATTGTGTTCTTAATGTTAAAAGTTTTTTTGAAGAATTAGAATATTTAGAGAATAACAACTTTAATATAAAATTAATAAAAATAAGTCCAAATACACATATAGTAACAGATAAACATATTGAAGAAGATATAAATAAATTAAATAAACAACAGGGAACAACAAAAAGAGGTATAGCTCCTTGTTATAGTGATAAATATAAAAGAGTAGGTTTACAGGCAAAAGATGTTCCAGAATTAAAAGAATATTTATGGAATGGAAAACTATATGGAAAAATCTTATGTGAAGGTGCGCAAGGATTTTGGTTAGATATAAATGAAGGTAATTATCCTTATACAACATCAAGTACAACTCTACCATACGGAGCTTGTAGTTTGGGTTTTAGTCCTAAATTAATTAACAATATATATGGTGCTGTAAAAATATATGATACACGTTCTGGTATAGACCCTGATTTTCCCGATGAATTATTTGATGATAATGAATTAAATAAGATTGGTGAAATTGGTCAGGAATATGGTGTAACAACAAACCGAAAACGTAAAGTAAATTGGTTAAATGTTAATAAACTAATATACGCAATAAATACATCTGGCGTCAATATTGTAATAATATCAAAAGTAGATATATTGGAAAAATTAAATATATTTAAAATATACTTTAATAAAAATATTATAAAATTTGATAGTTTATATAATATGAAAACATACATAAAATTAAAAATACAAAGTGATTGTGCCAATGTGTCATCAATAATATTTTCAAATACACCTTTATCAATTTAATTATTGATTAAATAATCGCCTAGAAATTACATCATATTCATTATTGAAAACAGGTAAACTTGTAATCATATTGCGATTTTTTTTCTGTGTTGATTGATAATTTTTTATTTTTGATAAAATATATTGTTGTTTTTTTTGTTCATTATACTCTTGCTGTTCTTTTGTTAATTTACCTTTATATTTGTATCTAAGAAATAATCCAACAACAAGAAAAATAGCAATAATAACAAAAATATTGTAATAAATATTGTAATATTTTTCTTTAAATTCGTGACATTTTTTCAATGTTTGTCTAAAAAAGAATTGAACACCTGGTTCAACTAAATTAGCGCCATAGCTCATAATATATAAATATATATTATGAACATAATAGTTATATTAAATATTTATTTAATTAAAAATTAACACTACTATAATTCAAATAATACAAAACAAACATATATGATAATATACCTACTAAAATAGAAATAATAGGTAATGATAAAACAGATTTTGTTTGATAACCTAATCCAAAAGGTTTAATACTTTCATCATCATTAAATAAAAATGCTGGTTTTGTATATATTAAACTAAACATTATTGCTAAATAAATAATAATTGCAACGCCGATTCTTTGTTGTTTTACAACATTACTTAAGTTAAAACTAAATGAAGTATACATTTTTAAATTTATTATATATACATTTAAAAATATAATTTTAATATGAAAATTATTTAATCTTCTTCTGTTAAATCTTCTCCATCTTCACCAACATGTGAAATATCATTTGTTTCTTCTATTTCTAGACCTATGAATTGTTGTCTTTCTTCCTCTTGTACTTTTTCATCATATACATAAAGTTGTTTACCTAAACCACGCCCCCATTTACCTAATTTATGCAATTTTAAAAATTCATCAACTTCGCCTTCATCATCTGTCATTCCTTTTAATTGTTTTGTCATTTGATCCTTTTCTCTTTCTTTAGAACGTAATGTTTTTTCCATAATTTTATCATAACTATTAGTTTGAGTTTCAAATTCATTAAAAAGACGTTGTATTAAAGTATTTAAAAACATTTTTGATTGCATCTTAGTGTCAACATTTGATAAAGTATCAATATTTTCTTGTATAATAAATAGTAAATAGAATATACTATAAATATAAATATATATTTCCATATGTTTCAAATCTTTTGGTAAAGAAAATGTATTTATCCAAGATAAATGTTCGTTCATAGAAGAACTAATTTTTTCAAATAAATCTTTTGGAATAGAAGTAACTTCGTGTAATACATTTGTTTTTTTATTAAAATCTGATAAAAACATTTCATCATTAAGAGATAATCCCCAATGACCTGGTGTAACATATCTTGAATTTATTAAACTATCTTGTCTATTTAAATTAACATAAGATTTTTCATTAATAATTTGTATTAACAATTTAAATGTATTAATTAGTTGTAATGGATTGCTATCTATTTTATGTTTAGACCAACCCAAAAATATATTTTTGAGTTTATCAAAAAATACATTAAATTTGGTTGAAACTTTTTTTAAAGTTTTATTTTTTATTAATATTGTTAATGATTTAGTAATTTGTTCTTTCATTTTTTGAATTTGATTAAATAAATAACTTTCTAATTTTGAAATACTTGATTTAAAATTTTCAATATTATCAGAACCTTCACAAGGTATATCTTTAATTGTATTATATAATTTATCAATAAAATTTTCAAATTTCGGTGTTAAATCTTCTCTTACGCATTGTGCAAGTTTTTCGTCTTCGCCTTTTTCTTCTTCTTGGCAAACAGCTCTATCTTGCATACGTCGTTGTAAAACATCACAAAAAGCCATATTATTTCCACTATCACTTGTGTTAACTTCAATAATATTTTTTTCATAAATATAATTTACATCTATTTTATCGGGTTGAAAAATATCATCGTCACCATCAACCATTTCTTTTTTATTCAGTGTTTGAATTTCTTCTTCTTCATTAATATTATTTAATTCAATATATTTTGCTTTATAATTTTCAACTGCTTCATTCACAAGAATTTCATTATAAGATTTTGAAGTGCTAGGAATTACAATTCTAGTATTTTCGTTTGAATGATATATATTTGATTTTTTATTAAGACGTGTTGTATTTAACATATTTTCTATTTCACAAGCTTGTTGTATAAATGAATTATATGAACTATTTTTATCTCTAAAATACATATCAACATTATCATGTGTTGACATACAACAAGTGTTTATTTTTATAATTTTTGTTGAAATAAAATGTAATTCTTCTTTGGCAATAGTATTATGTATTTCACTTAAAATATGATATGATAAACCAATTATTTTTGATTTTGCGATTAATGTGTTTTCATATGTCATAAATGGTTCTTTAATTTTTGTAGATAAAGGATTAAATGATGAAAAATTTACTCTACCTTGATAAGGTAAAAACATTTTGTAATTAAAAAGTTGCTCTTTTTTTACTTCAAGTTGTTTTACAATAGTTGACTTTTTCTCGGTTAAAAAAATATTTATATCACTTTTAAATTCGCCTTTTACTAATCTCATAATGTAAGATTTTAAAGTATTAATGATTTCTTCATTTTTCATTGAAACAATTTGTTCATTATATTTGATTTCTTTAAATACGCAACTAACAAATTCAATAGTTTTCATATTAGTTTCATCAAATAATGGAAATCCAAATATAAAAGGGACACAAGAACCATTATAACGTATAGAAGCAGTATCAAAAATTTGCAATTGAATATTAATAACTAAAGCAGACATAGTTAGAACCATTTTTGCTATTTCAGCATTTGATTTCAAATTAGGATTTCTATTGTAAAAATTAACTATTTTTATAACAATTTCGGCTTTATTTACAAATTTAATATTTGTAAAAATTTCAAAAGAAGTTATAATTTCTACAATATCATTAGCATCAGGTGAAGTAAATTGTATTTTAGTTACATCATCATCGTTTAAATCAGTTATCATCTTAGACCTAAACTCTTCATAATTGTCCATCTCTATTTCTGTTAATTCTATGTCCTCATCTTCTTCTGGTTCATCGGGTTCTAAAATATCATTGGAAACATTTTTATAACCTTCAGCGTTATAACCTTCATCATAGCTAAAATCTATATCGCAAATTTTATAACCAGAACCAGATTTTTCATCAACCCAAAAACTCCCATCATCACTTAAAACACCTTGCACGTTTTTTATTCTCTCTAATTCGCGAGCATAATTTTTGCCTGATAAAAATGTATTAGCTAACTCATACAAAAATATTGGCAATATTGCCTGATTTGTTTCTCTACAATATAACATATATTTATTATCTGAAATGGTTTCAAACTTATTAATATTAGGTTTTCTCAAACGTGTATTTACAAATTTTACAATAGATTTTTGTTTTTCAGTAAAATCTTCAATATTTAATATTTCATCTCTCAACAAATGTAATGGACTTACAATTGACATATCTTGAAAATTATAAAAATTAGAAATTCTATTGTTATTTTCAGAATATTTATAATTATTTTTATTTATTAAGTAACGTTTTTTTCTAATTTTTTCCTCGGTATTAGCAATTAATAATTTTAATTCGCTTTCTTTTTTCGCATATACGTGTTTAAACTCAATTATCATTTTATCTACAATATTTTTATTTGATTTCTCTCGTTTCTCTCTAGTTGATAAACAATCATTATCATCATTTTCTAATTGTCCGTCATAACCACAATCAATTGTTTGCTTACATTTATTTCCATCAATAAGTAGAGAGAAATTATTCTTATGTTGACTAGTAGATTCTTCATCAAACACCCATCTATTATTTATTCTTTTATAAATACGTATTGATACAACTTCATCATCATATATTTCTAATAAACAATAATCTCCATCTTCTACCATTTTTTTCCCATTTATTATTGTTTTTGCCATTTTAACTGATGTTTCCTGATCTAATTCATGAACTTCCTTCATTTTTTCAGCTAAAAATGTTTCAAATTGTTCTTTTGTCATACGTTCTTTTTCTTCTTTATAAATGTGAATTGCATCATAATAAGTATCATCATATTCATTATCATATTCAAGATCTTTATTATTATCTTTTTCTAATTCTTCTTCTGTGCTATATTTTTTTGATAATTCAATATTAATGTCACATTTACCAGAACCATAATTTACATTGTTTACATTTACTTTATTTTCATTATTATTTAATGAATTTAAATATGTTTTATAATTATCCATCATACTTTCAAAATTATCATTTACTAATGAAGCATTACCATAAGATATTACATCAGTAAGAAATTCTAAATTATCTAAATCCTTTACATAAGTAATAAAAGAAGAGTTACTAAATTTTCTTTCTATAAAATCATTATTTTTTTCAGAATAATATTTTTCTATATCTTCTGGATTAGCAAGAATACCTTTATCTTTAAATAAAATATATGCGTCTTGAATATCTTTTTTGGTGGCGTTAGGATTACTTTTTATATATTTTTTTTCCCATTTTTCATCAACTTCAATAATATCTCTATTTCCATTATTTACAACATTCTGACTTTGTAATATTTGATTTCTAACTGGTTCTTTCAAATATGTTTTTTTTAATAAATCAGTTAATAATTCATTTTCTTTTTCAGGTCCACTTCTTTTATCAAATAAATAATTGTAAAATGTATACTTTTCAAAAATATCAGAATAAGTATTTTGATTAATTGAAGATAAAGTATTATATAATCTGTTTGTTTTTTTTTCAAATGAAAAGAAGTCACGTTTTAAAGAATAAACTATATTTTTCATTGAAATATAAGAATCGTAATCAATATTATCAGAATTAATGGTATATTTAGATAAATCGTCTATAATATTTTTCACACTCAAAGCACGTTTACCATTTTTAATCAAATAATTAAAATAAATTAATTCACTAATTTCAGGTAAATCACGTTCAAGTAATTCTTTCAAATCTTCACGTTTCTTTGATCTAATATGATGTATATATTTATCTAAATTTCCATTATTTATTTTTTTTGTTCCTTTAAATACAATACTATTTTCTGCATCACTAAATATTTCATTAATTAATTTTCTTTTATCTGATTCTATTAATTTTGTTAATATATTAATATTTGGACTTCGCACATCTTGCAATGAATATAGTTTAAAAGGTAAAGTTGCATAACTATCAAACGTTATTGTTTCACCTGATAAATGCTTTTGTGTTAAATTATATATTGTATTTCCTAAAACATCATTCTTTGATAAATTTCCAGTATTATTACTAATTGTATTAGTATCATTTTTAGAGTTAAAAATACTGAATAACATTTCATCATTTGATGGTTCAAATGGATTTAACACATCATCAATATCACTTTGATATTTGTTTTCTTTTGTTGTTTGATATTCTCTATTATATCTTTTATAATTATTCATATCATCAATAATATTTGATTCAATAAACATACCTTCTCCATTTGTAGAACTATTATACAATTTATCTTTCATAACATTTCCATAATAAAACCAAATTGGTTGAGTTAAATTATTTTCTAGAATATTATTGCTAATAATGTTTTTATTTGATTTTTTAAAAATATTTTCTATATTTCCATTTTCATCAAATTTTGAAAAATCGTTACGTAATAAAGTAATACGTTCAACAAATATTTCTACATTTTTTTGTGTTTTAGGTGTTCTTTTTTTAAATTCAATATTGTTAATCATATTTCCAACTAAATCTTCTATTTGAACTTTCAATCCATAACGCATTTCTTTTTGTGGCACTTTTGAAATTGTTTCTACAAAACCTAAATCTTCACCTAAAGTATCATCTTCAAGTAATTCATCATATGGTATTTCTTCTAATCTTTCTTTATTTTCTATATTTACATCTTCATTAATACCATTATTGACAGATAAATTATTTGAATAATCTTGACCTTGTTCTTCTTGACCTTGTTCCTCTTGACCTTCATTATTTATTCTTGCATAATCATTCAAATTCACATCATTTATTTGTGAACTAGTTAATGATTTTGGTGATTCACGCAATTCTATTTTTTCAATGTTATATTCCTCTTTTAAACCAGAATATTCAAAATCTAAATAAATATAACTCTCATCAGGGTGTAACTTTATTTCAATCATATCTTTTTCTTTACTTACTATTTTTCCTACAATCACAAAAGGAACATCACCTTTAAAATAAACGTTTATCCACTTACCTTCTACTAAACCATTTATTTCAGCATAACCTTTTTTTTCAGAATGTTGCATTATTTCTATACCCTTTATTGATTTATCACTAAATTCACCATCAATAATATTTAATGATTCAATATTAAATTCATCCCTTATTTCTATTTTAGATTTATCTATATATGTAATTAAAAATATCTTATTATGTAGATTATCATTACTAGGTGAAGTTAATTTTATAATATCTCCAAGATTTAATGATATTGAATTTCTTTCCATAATTTTTATTACTATATAATGTGAATAGAAATTTTTTACTTAGATTTTAATGTATCTTTTTCTTTTTATATTTTAGAAATAAATTGATTTTTTTTTTATTGTTAACTCTTAACCATAAATTATAAATGTCTTCTACTCAAGAAAATAAAATGTCGCACTTTGAAATTATCAAACCTACTGATTTTATCAAATACAACAAGGATAATGATATTGTAAAAATTCATAACCTTACAGATTCAAAAAAAGAACAAAAATATACACATATCCGCTATAAAAAAGAAAATCTAGAAAAATCAAATGAACCTGGCACTTATTATATGAATTATAAATCTATTATTATGAATAAAAATAATCACGTTGTTAGTTATGCTATTCCACGTTCTATTGAATATGATTTATTCAATCAAGAAAATAATGTTCAAGATTGTATTATTGAAGAATTTGTAGAAGGAACAATGATTACCTTGTTTTATGATGAATCTTGTGATGAACTATTTGTCCCTCAATTAAGTGAAATAATTAGTGAGAAACAAGATGAAAACATTGGGTGGAATATTTCTACAAGGGGGTCAATTGGTGCTAAAAATTCATTTTATAAATCTGATGATGTAGTAAGCACCAAATCATTCTCACAATTATTTATTGAATGTGCTAAAGAATCTAAATTGGATATTTCTAAACTTGATAAAAAATATTGTTATAATTTTGTAATTAAACATACTGAAAATAGGGTTGTAAATATGATTAAACAAAATTCTCTATACTTAATTTCAGTTTATAAAGTTGAAAACGAAGATAATATTGCTAAAATAGAAAAAGTTAATGAACCATTTACAATGATGCCAGTATTTCAAAATACTACTATTTGCCCACCTACTTCATTTGAATTTGATGATATATTTGATTGGGGTGATATGAAAGAGCGATTGAAAATTGACAATTCACCTGTAAATGTATTTAATTATAATCTGCAAACTCAATCAGTATTAATGGGTTATGTAATTAAAAACATTAAAACAGGAAAACATACAAAAATTAGAAACCCAGTGTATTTCTATATGCGTGAACTTCGTGGAAATCAACCAAAGATTGAACATCATTATTTGGCTCTTAGAAAAGATAAGCGTATTCAAGAATTCCTACACGTATTTCCTGAATATACAGACACTTTCAATAAATTGTATCAAAAAATTACTTTCTTTACACAAGAGCTAAATACAAATTATATTGAACTTAATATTACAAAGAAAAGAGTATTTGATGAAGTTGATTATGAATTAAGAAATCACGTAAATGCTATTCATTATAAATATAGAAAGGAATTGCGTGATAAAGGTCTTACAATTCAAAAAGATGATGTTGTAACGTATGTAAACAATCTTCACCCTTCGCAATTAATGTTTGCTCTTAATTTTAAAAAAAGAAAAACATTTACTGACGATAAAGAAGTAGAATCTAAAATTTAATATATAAAAATATAAAAATGTAAAAATATAAAAATGTAAAAATATTGAAAAATGAACAAAATATAAATTAAATAAATAAAAAAACATTACATTATTTTTTATTTATTTCAAACTTTTTTATTTAATTTTGAACTTGCTGGTTAAATTCACTATAAGTAGGAGTTACCGACAAACCAATACCACTATTTAACATAGCAAATGCTCCGTAAAACATATCATCAAATCCGTTAGAGATAACACTACTCACATTCCAACCAGTGATGTCTTGGTTGAAGTTAGGTGCTTCCTTGAACATAATCTGCATATTCATCACGTTACTCGTGTTCCAACCAGTGATGTCTTTGTTGAAGTACTGGGCTCTAAAGAACATACCCACCATAGTCGTGACGTTGCCAACTTTCCAATTACTGATGTCTTGGTTGAAGAACACGGCATTAAAGAACATGTAATTCATGTCCGTCACTTTAGACACGTCCCACAAACTTATGTCATCATTGAATGAGGCGGCATTAGAAAATAAATAACTCATATCTGTAATATACGATGTATCCCATTTATTTATTTCACCATATTGAAGTATTGCAGCACTTCTATTTGAAATCCATAAATTAACTGCTGCCTGTAATTCTTCTTTACTTCCAAATGTAGGCAAAACTTCTTCTTGTTGTTCAATATTTATGGCACAATCACAGACATTTTCTACTGCTCTTGCTTTAATCTTATTATCAATTGCTCTATTTTGTGCATTTGAAATTCCACCTGTAAAAATGAATTGACGTTTATGGTGATAATCACGATTTCCTAACATTGTATTTACACCGAATCTTGAAATTGGCATATTATATAATAACTCTTTATTTTTTTTACACTACTTTAAATATTTTTACTTTATAATTTAAAAAATAAATAATATAAAAATTAAGTTATATTTAGAATTATAAAGTAAATTATAGGTATAATGGCAGAAAAAGAAAAAGCAGATACTAATACTCAAGAATCAACAAATGATTCAAAACCCATTGATAAAGTTATAATTGATTTTATTAGTGATTTACATAGAAGTTTTCCAGAAGCAAAAGACGATTTATTAAAACTTTTTGATAATGAACAAAAATTATTACTTGAACCTATTTTAGAAAATTTAAAAAATGAATATCCTAAACATTTTTTTGACATTATTTATGAAAATGAAAGCTTATTTTCTATTAATGATCACGAAAATAATGAAGAAGATAATGAAAAAGAATATGAACCCCTTTATTTTTTGCCTAATATTGATTTTAAAAAACTATGGAATTTAGAAGGTGTTAGTGAAAAAACTAAAGAAGCCATTTGGAAATATTTACAAATTATTTTGCTTTCTACTGTTGGTAATCTAAAAGAAAATGATATGTTTGGGGATACCAGCAAATTATTTGAAAGTATTAATGAAGAAGATTTTAAAGGCAAATTAGAAAATTGTATGGAACAATTACAAGATATGTTTAAATCAAAGGAAATGGAAGAAATGATGTCTAATATGCAAGAGGATTTGTCTGGTTCTGAATTTCCATTTTCTAGTGATGCTAGCAGCAATATTAATTTAGAAGATATATTACCTGATGCGGATGAATTACATTCTCATATTTCACAACTAATGGATGGTAAGATTGGACGACTTGCCGAAGAAATTGCAGAAGAAACAGCAAAAGAATTAGATGTTGATTTAGAGAATTTAGAAAATACAGATGATATGTTTAAAAAGATTTTTCAAAACCCAAAAAAACTTATGAATATTGTTCAGAAGATTGGCGGCAAATTAGACGCGAAAATGAAGTCTGGTGAACTAAATCAAGAAGAACTTGTTAGTGAAGCAGGTGATATGATGGATAAGTTTAAAAATATGCCAGGTATGGACGAAATTATGAAGAAAATGGGAGGAAAAGATTTAGAAAAGATGATGAAAGAAATGGGAGGAGGTATGGGTGGAATGACTGAAATGTTAAAACAAATGACAGGTAATAAGAAGGCGCGTTTTGACCAAGGGGCGTTTACAAAACATATGAAAGCAAATAGCACAAAAGAACGTTTACTAAAAAAATTAGAAGAAAGACGTAACGCACAAATAGCTCAAGCAATTAGAGATAAAATTGAGGCAGATAAGCAAAAAGAATTAGCTGCTAACCACGTGGAATTAAGTGATGAATGGCTCGAAGAATTCCAACAATCTAATAGTAAAGCCATCGCATCTTCCAGTCAAAATAAGAAAAAGAAGAAGAAGAAAAAGAAAAATTAACTAAAAAACATAATTAATAAAGAATCAAAGAATCAAAAAGAAAACATCTAAAATCAAAAGATTAATCTATTTTTTTTATAATTTAAAATACTTATTAAATCCAACTATTAAATCTAAATAATATAATATAGAGTATTATATTATGTCTACATTTTGGATATATGAACCTAAAATATTAATTGAATCCGAAAATATTAAAGAAATATGGCCTATTAAAGATGAAACCTATGAGAATAATTTAAATGCAGTTACACGTCTTGTTATGTTACTAACAATTGTAGGTTATGTTTTATTTAGAACAAATAACGTTTTATTTTCAGGATTTATATCAATTATTGCTATTATTGTTTTATTTTTAATTAGAAAAAATAAAAACATTAAAGAAAATTTTGAATTAGACACATCAAGTAAAAGAGACAATGAAAATATTGTACATTATGAAAAAGCTACTCCTGAAAACCCTTTAGCAAATGTTTTAGTAACTGATGTTTTAAACAAACCTACACGTGGTGCTGCAAACCCTTCATACACTAAAGACCAAGTAGAAAAAATTAACTTGCAAACAAAAAACATGATTAAATCATTAAATCCTGATATTCAAAATATTGATAAAAGATTATTTCAAGATTTAGGAGATCAATATGAATTTGATCATTCAATGAGATCATTTCATTCTACACCTAATACACAAATTCCAAATAATCAAGAAGAATTTGCTAAATTCTGTTATGGAAATTTAGAATCAAGAAAAAGTGTAACAAGTTATTAAGTTATTAAGAAAATACCTAATGTTAACATTTATAAAATTAAATGATAACATTTATAATAAAAATCATTACATTTAAATAATTAAATAAAATTATATTAATGTAATATATATATCAACATGGGTAGTGTTCAAGATTTTAAATTTAATGACATGTGTAGAATGGGAAGTGAATTATGTTCTACTGAACAAACTGATAAACAAAACATGAAAGCAAATGATTATTTACTAACTAATCACTTTATTTCTGATAGTCAAATGTCCAAAACTATAGCTTTTGCTACTAGTCACCCTAATATGAATTATAAAGGTTCACATCATACTTCATTAGGTGGTGCTAATATTGACGCAAATTCAGACCTTCTTGTTAAACAAGAACAAACAAAAGAACATTCTAAATTAGCTTTATTGGAAAGACCTTATCTTACAATACCTTACTTAGGTAGAGGTAAAGTAGATTCTAATACTGAATCACAATTAATTCAAGGTGAATATTACACAAATCGTAAATCATCTAACTTACAATCTGAAGTAAGTTTTATGCCATATTCTAATACACCTTTATTAGATTCTGTTGAAAATAGTATTGCTAATCCTGCCAATTTTGTTGAAACAAATGATTCTGGTATGTTAAGAAATGCTGTTGGAACACGTGACCTTAATCGTGACATAGCAAAATAATTTTTTTGTAATTATTATAACAATATATATATATATAATAAATGAATAATTTACTATATATACTTCAATACTTATCTATTGGTGCTCTTGCTGGTTTATCAATGGGTATTATTGGTATAGGCGCTGGAATAATAACTTTACCATTGCTTATATACTCAGGAATGCATATTGAGGGAGCGGTTGGTTGTATACTATTGATGCAATTGCTTCCACAAAGTTTACCTGCTGTATTAGTGTATAGTAAGAGCGAACATATAGATTATAATATATCTATGCTTGTTATATTAGGTTCACTCATTGGTTCTTTGTCAGGTTCATTGATTATTTATTACAATTTAATAAGTGACAAAACAACATATAAATTATTAACTATTGTTATTATTATAACTGCTATTGTATTTACAAAACGTTATTTACTTTAAAAATATTACTTTCTTATTATTTTTCTAATTCCTCTAATAATCGTTGATTGTTAATATCACTAACATAACCTAATGTAAAAATATCTTTTAAGCATAAATGCATTGCTTCAAAATAATCATAAGCAAATAAAAACATAAATTCTGTTGGTGCTTTGTCTTTTACATTATGCATTAATGATAACATTAGTACCTTTGTTTTTAATTTTTCACAATAATCCTTTATATTTTTATTATTTTTTAAAAAATTATAAATTTCATCAACAACACTCATTACTTTTTCATCATTATAGTCGTCTAATCTTAAACATTTTAAAAATTGTTTCTGATAAATATCCTGTTTTATATCATCTTCTTCTTCTTTTGAATCATCACGATTATTATTTTTTATATTTTTATAAGATACTTTTATTTCATAATTATAATAAACTAATACTTCATCATTATATAACTCACTCATAAATAATATTTACTTTTATTAATTATTATTTTGTTTTTAATTAGAATTATACAATAATATATATTGTATTCCTTTTTTTAAATATAATCCTATATTTTTTATATAACTCTTTTTTATTTTTTTTTGTTTTATAATTCTTACTAAATTTATTAAATAAACTATTATTTTTACTATATTAACACGTAAAAATAAAAAAAATCGTTGTATTAATGTATTTAATGAAAAATTATATACTTCATAAATATAGTTATTACCAACATTTTTGAAAAAATAAGAATGGCATTTTAATATACCTTCCATTATTCGTTCGGTATTATTTGTTTCATTTTTTATATATAACATTTTTACTAAGTATTCACACGAAAATAAATCTAAAAATATTGTTCTTACGTTTTGTTTGTAATTGAACATATAAGGATGTAAACCATCTAAATATCTATTATTGTATAAATATTTTCCTGAAATTGCGTACGGAATATGAGAACTTTTTTTTATTGTTTCTATCAAATCATAATTACTTTTGTATTTACATTTTACGATTTGTTTACTTTCAAATATATCATAATATGTAATATATATTTTTTTATTGCACGTTTTATAAAAATCATCAGGCATATATTTTTCAAATATATCTAATACTTTGTAATACGATTTCATATTTTTATTTTTTAATCCTTTTTTTACTAACTTATATACTTTTTCATGCGCATCTAATATATCTAATTTATATACTAATGATAATAATGAACCAATGCTACAACCAGAAATTCTTTTTACTTCTATATAATTTCTTTTTTCCATTTCTTTCAAATATAATAAACTTCCTATTAAATAACTACCACTAAATGCACCACCATCTAAAATTAAATCTATATTTATTTTTTTATTATTATTATTATCTGCACTTTTAAAATTATCAATTAAATTATTTATGTATTCTTTCATAAATAATTTTAATATTAGAGTCGCTATATATTTTTTTTATTTATTCCATACGGAAATATTAGTATTCAATGATATATATGTATCACAATTTTTGTAAACAAACTGGATTTTTATAATTCACACCCCCAATCATCATAATTTTTTAAACTATGCAAACATTCACATATTTTTTCTGTTTTTTTTAATTTATTACAATAAGAGCAATTTATATAATTTAGTTCATCTTTAATATATAATTCATTTAATTCTGTGTAACCACCTATATGCTTACCTTTTATAAATATATTTGGAAATGTCTTTTGATTTGTTAATGTAAATAAAACAAATTGTATGTCATCCACTTGTTCATTTGACAAATTGCTTTTTATTTCTATTAATTTATATTTAATATTTATACTATTCAATATATCTATTGCTTTCTTGCAATAAATACAATTTCTCTTTGAAAAAATTAATATATCATTATTATTTATTTCTTTTTTTACAACATTCATTATTTTATAATAACTCATATAATATTATTTAAATATAAATGTAAAAATATTATATTTTTAATTCTTGAATAATGAAAATATATTTTTAATTGTTCCTTTTTTTGAACTATTTTTTACAGCCTTCATTTTTCGTGTTTGTTTTTTCTTTGGTTTGCTTATTTTTTTTTGTTTATTATTATTTTCGCTATTTGTTTCGCTATTTGTTTTTTTGTTATTTGTTTCAACATTATTATTTTTGCTATTTTCTACCTTTTTATCTTTAACTACAACTGGTCTATATTTTAAAAACCACATTTGATATTCTTCTGATTTTCTATCTTTTAATTCTTTAAATTTCTTTGCTTTTGTTTCTCTTAATTCTTGTAATGTATGTTGAGTTCCATAACAATCAATACTAAAACGTTTTAATAAACCTTTTTGTTTTAAACGATTTTCTTGTTGAACGTCAAATAAAAATTTACTCATACAAACAATTCGTTTGGGATCATAATATGGTCTATTAATATACATAAATGCTAAGTAAAAACTTAACATAGTATCAATTGTTGCTACCCGAATTGTATTATTATTTATTGTAATTTTATTAAAACTATGACAACCAGTAGGTTTATATACAAAACAAACACTTTCTTTTCCTACTTTTATTTCATAATGTTCGGAAATTATATCTTGTAATCCTGGCTGCTTAACTACACTTACATTTTTAAAATCTATATCTTGTAATGCTTCCTTTATTACTTCTGCTGTTGTTTCTGGTTCTTTTGATAAAATATCAAAATCGGGATCTTTTGTAAATTTTGAACGTATGCTATATGGCATATACTTTGAATATAAATAATTCGCATAACCGCCAAAAAATATACATTCTTCATCTATACACGTTGTTCTTATTGCTTCATTTAAATCATCTATTCTTTTATTATCGCCTTCAAATTTACGTTGAATAATATCATAACTGCAAGTATCTTCTTTAACTGGATAATATTTATTTAACAATGTTAAACGTTTTAATACCTTTTCCCATCTACTTAAATCTCCTTTAGGTCTTGATAATTCCAAATACATTGACATTCTTAAATAATTTGGAGGACAATAATAAATTCCTAATTTTCTTTTACTATTTTCCAATAAAACATCAAATAATGATTTTTCTAATAAAGTTATATCTGCCATTGGAATAAAATTTACAAACACTTTATATGTTCCATAATGCACTCCCGATTTTGCTTCTACTTCTTCATAACCTGCCTTAAAATAAATATCTACTAATTTTTTTGCGTGTTCCATTGGTTTAGGAGAAAAAAAATCGTAATCTGGTATTTCTTCATCATAATTATAAAATTGTTCTCTCTTAGGCAATAAATTATTTATTGCTGTTCCACCATAACATATACAGGATTCGTCGCGTAAAAACTTCTCTACTATTTTTATCATATCTTTTATTTGAGGACTAATTGATTTCGCTTTATCTTGTTCTTCTGCTTTATCTACTGCCGCACGTAAAACGGCCAATTCACATTCTTCAAATGACATTTTTTTATCACATATTTTATTTTCCATTATATTCTCTTGTATAAAATATGTATTTATTTTTTTTTTATTATTGTATGTATATAATATATATATATGTCAATTAATCGTGGTTGTATTTATGAAAAAGATTTTACTAGTTCGCGTTTACCTAGTAAACCATTATTAGCGGATGAAAACTTGAAAAGTTATTGTGATTCCCTTCAAATATATGAAGATGCTAAAAATAGTTTTGGAGACAAGGTAATTCATCCAAAAATGAAGGGAAATTATCGTAAATTTAAACTTCCACTAGATTGCGCTTGTCGTCCTCCTGCTGCTGGTGGAAAAAATAAAAGTCGTAAAGCAAAGAAGACTAAAAAAGCAAAGAAGACTAAAAGAAAACAAACTAAAAAAGTAAAGAAAACTAAAAATAAAAAAACAGGTAAAAAATAAATAAATTGATTTCTTATTTATAAAACAAATATGTATTATTTTTGTTTTATAAAATTATGCGTAATATTTTGGTTGTATTTTCTGATATTTATAATCTTATTCCCGAAGAGGAAATAGAATTTATTAAAAGTATGCAGAATTTTCGGGATACACTTAGACATTCATCACCAGAAAGACTTAAAGATGATATTGATTTATGGCGTCATATTGATAATATTATTAATAATAATATTACAAAAGATCATTACTATAGTAAAGATTGGTGCAAAAAAATTATAGATATTTATATTGACCCTAATTATAGATAAATTTACAACTTATTATTCATTTTCAATATTATTATCATTATTTTCTTTATCAACGATTACTTCTTTTGCTATATTTTTTATTACCTTTTTTGTATTCTTTTCTTGGAAATTTTCCTCGCCTTTTCCAAATCTATTTGTTACCATTGTCATATATTGTTCATGATGAGGACTTTCTTGTTCCCAGCAATTTGGGTGTTGCTCCAACCATTTGGGAAAGAATTTATCCGCATCACGTTTCACTTTTCTTATTGCATGTGATACCATTGACTTATCTTTATCATCTTTTATCCACTTATCCTCTTCTTTTATATATAAAGTTTCGCGTTTTATATCGCTACAATGAATTGGACGTTTTGTAATATCTAACTCATTTAAT